TCAACAAGGATATTCAACAATCAAAGTTTGTTCCTAATAACAAATTTTTATCAGCGTTGGATGGTATCCAATATGAAGTAGGTGAAATTGAACTCGAATCTGGACTATCACAAAGCAGAGCAACTGGGGACGTATATTAAGGAGATAATAATCAATGAATATTCAAGACATATCAAAAGATTTACTGGCCTCGGTCACATCCATTCTTGAAAAGAAGAATGTAAAAGAGGTTGACGAGCCAAAGGCCAAGGGAGAGAAAGATTTCAAAGATCTCCACACAAAGGACGTTAAGGTTCATACCGAAAAGAAGAAGAACGTAAAAGAAGTCGATGAACCAACCGCAAAGGGTGAAAAAGACTTCAAAGATCTTCATCTCAAGGATTTGGAAGTCTACACAGAAAAACTTGATCCAAAGGCAGACGCCAGTGAGTGGATCGAAGATTTCCTTAAGTCCGATGCTCCTCAGTTCAAGGGTAAGAGTAAAGAAGAACGTAAGAAAATGGCACTTGCCGCTTACTACTCTGCTCGCGAAAAGGCTGGTTTGGAAGAAGGTGCGGATAAGGACGTAAAGGGTGACAAAGAAGCATACCGAAAGTTCTTTCAGGGAATGTTGAAGAAGTTCGGTGTCAAGTCTCCTGCCGAACTTTCCGGAGATAAGGAAAAGGAATTCTACGACGCTATTGACGCTGGTTGGAAAGCTGATGACGAGAAGAAGGAATCCATCGAAGAGATGAAAGAACCTTTTATTGTTATCGACACTGCTGACAAGAATAAGGTAGTTGGTACTGCATCGAATGAAAAGGGTGCCGAAAGAATTATCGCATCCTCTGAACGCCCTCCGATCTCAATCAAAGATAAGAAGACACTCAAGGTCGTTAAGTCGAATAAGAAACAGAATGTCGGATTTCCTATGAAGGAAGAGACACTTGATGAGGCCAAGTCTGCAACCGGATACGAAATCTATCACAAGGATTTCTCTACTGCAATGCAACACGCCTATGACTTTGCAAAGAAGAAGTTGAAAGTCGAAGTTGATCCTGAAGAGATTATGACTAATGTTGCAATGGGCCCAAAACGCCCTTCGACGGGAAAGACTAACTCCTATCGTCTCAAAGGTAAGGGTGGAGCGATTCAAGTACAGGTTTACAACACAGGTAAAAGCTATGAGTTGAATATGTACAAGGAGTCGGTCAAGGAAGAAACTCTTGAAGAAAGACCCAAGAGTATGGATCCGAAGAAAAGACTCAAAATCTTCAACGAACTGAAGAAGGGTGACAAGATCGCTATCGCTTATGATACTCCTATCGCAAAGGCTGATATTTACAAAGATGGTGAACTCATCTACAGAGAATTCACCGTAACTCGTAACAAAACAGTTGTTGGAAAAGCTCGTGTCGAAAAGATTACGCTTGCAAAAGATAATGTTAAGAGTGGTGTAAAGTTCTTTCTCTACAATCGAGATGGATCTGTCTCCTTTGCAATAGGAGATATGGCTTCGGTTATTGTAGATATGAAAAAGATGTAGAACGATGTATCACGACTTTCTAATAATAATACCATAACCCTACGCACATGAAAATATCTAAAATTTTTATTATTTCTTTTGCTCTAGTTCTTAGCGGTTGCGGCACATCTCGTGTTGCATACGACACTGGTCATTCAATGAGTACCTCTGCTGTTTCTGGTGGTGGACGCATTGTTGGCAGTATCACCGGAGATGCAGATAAGGGTCTCAATGTTGTACTTGGAACTACCGGCAAGATTGTCGAAGGTAGTGGAAAAGTCATTGGAGGCGGTATCGGTCTCGTTGGTGGTTTGGTTGACGAAACTGCTGGAGTTATTGCGGGCGACAGAGAATAAATGATAAATAACTTCGACTATGAAGTTATTTGATGATCTAAATAATAAGAACTTTGAACTATATGCTGCTAAATATTATGAAAATCCATGTTGTTTATCAATCGAGGATTTTCATGAGGATTTGGCACGATTCAAATACATCATTCGTTTACTGAGGCGATACCGAGAAACAGGTATCATTCAGGAACGACTGGTTTTAAATCACATAATTTCAATATATAATGTGTTTGATATAAAGGCCGCGACTCGTATGATGTTCTATCGGATCGACGACGAACTCTGGCCCGCATTGAAAACGTTTCTCATATATCTTAACTATATAACATCTCACCAATACCAAAATGTCGGTGTGGATGTCAATATCGCAAACAAACTAAAAAACTTATAATGTCACTACTTCGCGCTGGAGATTTCTTTTACGCCCTTCGTTTTCTACGACTTCTTACCACACCTTGGAAGAAGACGACTGCCTATGAGTTGGGCATTGTAGATGAAAATGGAAAGAAGTTAAAGAAACCTGAAACATCCGAAGAGAAGGGGGCGTATAATACTTTTCATAAACTCGTCTTTAATCTTAAAAGACTTCTCAATAAAGTACCATTTGGTAAATCAACTTTGGCCTCCTATGCCGCAGCACTATATCTCATTAAAGAGGAAACTGGAATGTCGGATCGAAAGATCGGCAAGATCCTTGAAGAAGTTTCCGGATTTAACCCACACAAGTGTGAAGCAGAAGGACTCAACGAGTGGTATCTCGATGAGGGAGGAAATATAGAAGAAGGAAAATATGCGTTAGGCCGCGATATCGCATTACCCAAGACCGGAGAAATATTAGCAAAACAGGACACTTGGGTCACAATCTCGGAATCAGCGCCGGTGGGTCGTATATTCGATCTGCCGGTGTTCAAAGCACACCATCACCGAACAAACCAAACCATTTACGTAACACAGGAGGACATTATTAGATGATCGCGGATCAGACTACCACAGGATCAGTAGCAATTGCGGATCGCCCATTGGGTGCTTCGAAGAAAAAATACAAAGACTTCGATGTTCCGAGCGATGTCTTTCGTCGATTTTCGACAGGTAGAAATAAGTTTGAACGTTGGTCGAAATATCTCAACCTCCAAGATGAAAAACAATTTGAGATATACAAATATGCGGTAAGAAATCGCAATGCTACGATTGTACTTCGAGACGAAGAAACAGGTGCGTTAAGATCTATACGAAGAAAAGCGAGCAACGAGTAAAAATTGTCTTTACTTTCGGCCGTTTTTCTTATAGTATAACTATCTACAAATTTAACGTACCATCTATGTCTACAATCTTCGAAGAACAAATTACACGCAAACCTAATCGATATCCTTGGACTGAGGAGTTCATGGAAGCAATGCATTCCGGTTTTTGGACTGACAAGGAGTTCTCCTTTAAGTCTGACATCCATCAGTTTCGAACTGAGCTCACCGAACAGGAACAAGAGATTATCGTAAGAACTCTTTCGGCAATTGGCCAGATCGAGGTTGCGGTCAAAACCTTTTGGGCAAAACTTGGTGAGAATCTACCACACCCGTCATTATCCGATATGGGATATGTGATGGCGAACATCGAAGTGATTCACAACAATGCTTATGAGAGACTCTTGACAGTTCTTGACATGGAAGACATCTTCGAGGAGAACATGAAACTTGAGTGGATTCAAGGTCGTGTCAAGTATCTCAAGAAGTACACTCACAGATTCTACAAGGATTCCAAGAAACAATATCTTTATGCCCTCATTCTTTTTACGCTTTTTGTAGAGAATGTTTCTTTATTTTCACAGTTCTACATCATCAATTGGTTTGCTCGATTCAAGAATGTTCTGAAGGATACGGATCAGCAAGTGAAGTACACGAGAAACGAAGAGAACATTCATGGTATGATCGGAATCAAAATCATCAACACGATTCGCGAAGAGATGCCCGAGTTGTTTGATGATGAGTTGAAGGAAAGAATCCTTGACGAAGCCAATCAGGCATACAAGGCAGAGGCCAAGATCGTTGACTGGATGGTCAATGGATATAAAGAAGAAGGACTCAACGCAAACATTCTCAAAGAGTTTATTCGTAATCGCATCAATGATTCTTTGGATCAGATCGGATTTGGGACGCCTCTTGAAGTTGATAAATCATTATTGGAACACACTCTTTGGTTTGAAGAGGAGTTGCATGGTAACAATATGACAGACTTCTTTCACTCTCGACCAACCGAATACTCTAAGAAAAACCAATCCTTTGACGAAGACGACTTATTTTAATATGAATGATTATTACTGGCTAAATGATGAAGCGAAACTTTTCCTTGAAAGAGGATATCTCCTAGAAGGAGAGTCGCCAAAACAAAGAATACTTGATATCGCAAAACACGCCGAGAAGATTCTCGGTGTTGAAGACTTTGCGGTTAAGTTTGAGAGATACATGGCACAGGGATTCTATTCTCTGTCATCTCCTATCTGGGCGAACTTTGGACGAGAACGAGGACTTCCGATCTCTTGTTTCTCTTCTTTCATACCTGATAGTATGGAAGGCATTCTCTACAAGGTAGGAGAAGTTGGTATTATGTCAAAGATGGGAGGAGGAACATCCGGTTACTTCGGAGACATCCGTCATCGCGGCGCTCCGATCTCTTCGGGTGGTACTGCGACAGGTGTACACCATCAACTCTCGGTGTTTGATTCTTTGGTCAACTATGTATCACAGGGGAATGTTCGCCGTGGCTCATTTGCGGCGTATCTTCCGATTGATCATCCGGATATCGAGGAGTTTCTTCACATTCGTTCTGATGGTGATTCTATACAAGATCTTTCAATTGGTGTTTGTGTGGAAGATGAGTGGATGAAGTCAATGGTTGACGGAGACACCGAAAAGAGAAGGATCTGGGGTAAGGTAATTAAGAAAAGATTTGAGTCTGGCTATCCTTACATCTTCTACACCGACAACGCAAACAAGGGTGCTCCGCAGGTTTATAAGGACAAGGAGATTCAGATTCACAACTCCAATCTTTGTTCGGAGATTATGTTGCCCACAAATCCAACCGAATCTTTTGTGTGTAATCTTTCTTCTTTGAACCTTGAACGTTGGGACGATTTAGTAGAGACCGATGCGATTCAAACGATGATCTATTTCCTTGATGCGGTTATGTCTGAGTTTATTGACAAGACTGAAGGAGTAGAGTTTATGGAACATCCAAGAAATTTTGCGATTCGTCATCGTGCTCTGGGTCTGGGTGTTCTGGGTTGGCACTCCTATCTTCAATTGAATAACATTCCCTTTGAGTCAATCACGGCTCGAACAAAGAACAATCGAATCTTTAAGACAATCGCAAAGAGAACCCGAGAAGCATCAAAGGAACTTGCGAACCTTCTCGGAGAACCCGAACTTTTGATTGGATATGGATTACGAAATACCACAACAATGGCAATCGCTCCCACCACTTCAAGTTCTTTTATACTGGGTCAGGTTTCTCCTTCAATCGAACCATTGAACTCTAACTATTTTGTAAAGGATTTAGCAAAGGGTAAGTTCACCTACCGAAATCCTTATCTCACAAAACTCTTCAACGAGAAGGGTCTGGGAGAAGATGCTTGGAAGAGTGTTCTCAAACGAGGTGGATCGGTTCAACATCTTACCGAACTCACACAGGACGAAAAAGATGTCTTCAAAACCTTTGGAGAAATCTCTCAAAAAGAAATTATAACACAAGCCGCAGATAGACAATTGGCGATTGATCAGGGACAATCATTGAACATTATGATTCCGCCGGATACCAAACCAAAGGAAGTGAATGATCTAATGATCTACGCATGGAGACGAGGAATCAAGTCTCTCTACTATCAAAGAAGCGCAAATCCAGCACAGGAACTTGCTCGTTCCATTAACAATTGTGCGGTGTGTGAGAGTTGATATGGCTGGACACGAGAAACTCTTTTGTGGTAACTGTAAAACTGAGTTTGAAGTTGCATGGACAACCATTGGAGACGATGATGGAGTTGATGAGTTTGGACATCCAATGATAGACACTCCTTGTTATTGTCCATTTTGTGGTTCACCCGATATTGACGATCCAAGTTATTTCCTTTCGGATGAAGATGAATAAATATCTTCATGTGGCTTTATGATGATAAAAAATTTCAACTAGAAGACCGAGGAGACGCAATTGGATTTGTTTATGAGATACGAGATAGAATCAATGATATGCGTTATATCGGAAAGAAGAACTTCTTTAGTATAAGAAGACTTCAACCACTTAAAGGGCAAAAGAGAAAACGCAAGGTTGTAAAGGAATCGGATTGGCAAGACTATTTTGGATCCAGTGATGAGGTCAAAATGTTGGTAGAAGAATCCGGCCGAGAGAGATTTGAAAGAAGAATATTGAGATTATGCGACTCCAAAGGCGAGATGTCTTATTGGGAAATGTGGTATCAGATGACGAACCACGTTCTTTTGAGACCCGATAGATACTACAACGCCTTTGTGGGAGGAAAAATTCACCGAAAACACGTACTAAAGAAATGAAAGCAACGCTTGAATTCAATCTTCC